CATCGCCAGCCTGACCGAAGACCAGCAGCGCCGCATGTTCGAGGAGCTGGGCAAGCTGGGCGGGAAGTCGCCTGAAGACGTGGCGGCCATGTTCGCCGACCACTACGACAAGGCGCCGGCGAAGGGTGAGACGCCAGACCTTTTTGCGGACGCTACCCCGGAGCAGGAGGCTGTTACCCCGGAGCAGCCCGAGGCTACCCCGGAGCAGCCGTCTATGCCGCCGAAGCTGGACCTGCCAACGGTCGAGCACGATGGGGACACCTGGTACATCCTTCAAACCGGCGTGCAGCGCGAAGATGGCAAGGTGCTGGCACGCCTGTCGAGCACCACGCGCGGCCGTGCGGCCCGCAATGGCGTGCACCCTGTCGAGATGCAGGACTACATCGATGTCCCGGATCACCTGAAGCCCACAGGCGAGATCGTCGAGCACACCACTGGCAAGGGCAAAGTCCTGCGCGGGATCGTGCGCAAGGACCTCGGCCAGCTGCAGGCCAAGGAGATCGACCCGTACACCTTCAAGAAGGACGGCGGCTGGTTCATCCGTGAGAAGCACCTGGGCGCCGTCGCCACTCGCACCTCAGACCCCAACACCACCGACCGCAACGCCATCGTCGACACCGGTGACAAGCTGGCCGATTACTGGGCCAACAGCGCTGGCGCATCGATTCAGCGCGACGTGAAGGCCGGGCGGGTCAAGAAAGTGGACCTGACCAAGCCTGCGGCACCAGTGATCGCGCACGACCCCGCTGCCCCCTTCGGCGTGCCAGCTGGCATCTCCAAGCCAAAGCGCCGTGAGATCAACGCCGCGGTGGTGGCCCGCCTGGCCGACGGAGGCCCGTACAGCGCGGAGGACCTGGCCCTGTTCCGACAGTACAGCGGCAATGGTGGGTGTGGCGACAGCCTGAACGAGTTTTACACCGACCCTGGTGTGGCGCGCGGCATGTGGGCGGCCATCGGCGCCATGGGCATCACGCACGGCACAGGCCTGGAGCCGAGTTGTGCGAACGGCGTGTTCCTGCACACCGCGCCCGAGGGCTTCCGCGTCACCGGCGTGGAGCTGGAGCCGGTGAGTGCTGGCGCGGCCACGGCGCTGCACGGCGATCGCCACGAGATCCACACGGCCAGCCTGGAGCGCTTCGCCACCACGGACGACCGCCAGTTCGATGTGGTGATCGGCAACCCGCCTTACGGTCCCCGTGGCTTCCTGGCCAAGGATGACAAAAAGGACATCAGCACCGCCGAGCAGTATTTCACTGACACGGCGCTGGACAAGTGCAAGCCAGGCGGCATCGTCGCCCTGGTGGTGCCCACCAGCATCATGGACAGCAAGACCGCCCGTGGTTTCCGTGAGCGCATGCTGACCAAGGGTGAATTCCTGGGTGCCCAGCGCATGCCGAACACTGCGTTCGAGCACTCGCACACCGAGGTGACCACCGATGTGATCTACCTGCGCAAGCGCCCTGACGACGTGGCAGGAGCCCTTGGCACGCTTGACCAGTCCACCCTGCAGAAGCTGGGTGTGTGGGATCCTGAGTTCCTGGCTGGCGAGTATTTCACCGGCCGAGGCGCCGAGAACGTGCTGGGCACGATGACCGAAGGCTGGCGCGCGAAGGCGGGCATGGGCAACGACATCACAGTCGAGGGCTCAATGGATGGCGTGGCCGATGCTGTGGCCAACTTCCAACCCGACAGCGAAGGTGCTCCAGCCACGGCGGTGAGCATGCACGACGTGCTCGCGGCACTGGGCGACAACGAGGCAGCCAAGGACCGGGCCGTGTCGGCTGGTTTCCGCCGTCCCTATGCCAACATGGCCAAGGTGGGCGACACCAAGACCGTCGATGGCGTGGCCTACGTCCTGCAGGGTGACCCACCGCGCTGGCACCGCGTCGACGAGTTCATGCAGACCGATGCGATCAGCGACGCCCAGTCGCTGGCCGATGACATCGAGTCCCTGAAGAGTGGCGGCGACGTCGATCGCGAAGCGCTGCAAAAGCGCATCAAGGCCTACATCGAGAAGCACGGCAAGCCGGTCAACAATCCGGATCTGATGACGGCGGCCAGTGTCGACAAGCGCCTGTTCAATCTGATCGGCGCCGTCGGCACTGACGGCCAACTGTCCGACCTGGTGACCGGGCGTGCACCTCGCAAGATCGAGGGCGGGTTTGATGCCACGGCTCAGGTGCTGGCCCTGGAGCATGACGGTGACACCTTCACGGCTGATGAGCTCGCCGGCCGCCTCGGCAAGCCAGTCGACGAGGTGCTGGATCAACTGGTGGCAGACCCGCGCTACGCATCCGCCCTGGGTGGGTGGACCACCATGGACGCCTACCTGACCGGTGACCTGTGGCTGCGGCTGGATGCAGCGAAACTGGAGCTGGAGAAGAACAAGCAGCCAGACCTGGCCGACAAGCTCAAGCTGCAGATCGACCGCCTGGAGAAGACGATCGACCCGAAGGCGCTGGACGACGTCGACTTCCAGATGAACTCGGCCTTCATCCCCACTCACGTGCTGGCGGCCTTCTTCAACTGGCGCCAGTTCGACAGTGATGAGGCCAACGAGTGGACCAGGAAGCAAAAGCCGGTCGAGGTCACTTTCGATGGTGGCGTCTACAAGGTCACCGGCGGCAACGAGTGGGGCGACACTAAGCTGCTGGACAAGTACCTCAACCGCACCGGCGTGCGCAAAGAGGAGGACCTGCCCAAGATCGAGGGCCTGAACGCTGAGTTCAAGGAGTGGCTGTGTGCCAGCACCTACCGCGACTCGGTCGAGGACCTTTACAACCGGTCTTTCCGTGGGTTCGTTGCGCCGAACTACTCGGATGAGCCGATCGACGTGCCAGGCCTGGCGCCTGATCGCGACGTGCGCAGCTGGCGCTGGTCGAGCCTGCGCCGCTCGCTGGCCGAGGGCAAGGGCATCATCGCGGACGACGTCGGGCTTGGAAAAACGCTCGGCGGCCTGCTGCTGGCGCGCATGGCCAAGGTGCAGGGCAGCGCCAAGAAGCCCATCATCGTGGTGCCCAAGTCGGTGCTGGCCAACTGGTACGAGGAAGCCAACACCTGGTTCCCCGGCTCGCGCGTGCTGACGATCGGCGCCAACTTCGCCCAAGGCAAGGATGGGGCCCTGATCGGCAAGGATGACAGCCCGGCAGAGCGCAAGCGAAAGTACCACGACCTGACGCAGAACGACTACGACTTTGTCATCATCAGCGAGCCGTCTTTCGAGGAGATCGACCTGGATCCGGTGACCAAGGAGAATTACTACTCCGACGACTTCTGGGTGCAGCGTGGCGAGGCTCTGGGAAATGCCGGCGACAAGCGCCGCAAGGCCATCAAGGAGCGCTACGAGCAGCACATCGCCCAGCGCGAGTTCAGCGACCGCACCGATGCGATCTGGTTCAACGAGCTCGGCATTGACATGCTGATCGCTGACGAGATGCACCACCAGAAAAACCTGTATGCCGCGCGTGCACGCTTCGGCGATCAGCCAAAGTTCCTGGGTGGCCAGGGCCTGAGCAACCGTGCCCTGGACTTCAACCTGAAAACCCGCTGGGTGCGAGAGAACAACGGCGGCAAGGGTGTGCACGGCCTGACAGCCACCCCGACCAAGAACAGCCCGCTGGAGATCTACTCCATGCTGTCGCACATCGCGCCCGAGGCATTTGAGCGGATCAAGGTGCGCAACAGCGAGGAGTTCCTGGACCGCTTCTGCGAGTTCCAAGCCGACAAGGTCCTGTCCACATCTGGCGAGATCGAGGACGCCACGGTGGTGTCTGGGTTCAAGAACATGGACGAGTTGCGCGAGATCATGTCGCGCTACATCGATCGCCGCACGGCTGAGGACGTCGGCCTGAAGTTGCCGGCCCGCGATGACCGCATGCACCTGGTGGACATGACGCCGGCTCAGCAAGCTGTCTATGCTGAGCTGCGTGAGCTTGCCGAGGAGTCTTCAGGCAAGAAGGACGCCACCGGTGACGCCCACATCTTCGCCATCATGGACAAGATGAACAAGGCAGCCCTGGACCTGGAACTGCTGGACAAGACCGCCCATGCCGGCGCCACCAGCCCGAAGTACCAGGCCCTGGCCAAGCAGTGCGTCGACGGCGTCAAGGAGGGCGGCCAGATCGTTTTCAGCGAGTACATCGACAGCCACGACAAGATCGTGCGCGCCCTGGTGGATGCTGGCTTCAAGCGCGAGGAAATTGGCATCATCAACGCCCAGGTGGCCGGGTCTGCCGTCAAGCGCCAGAACATCGCCAACGCCTTCAACGCCGGCAAGCTCAAGGTGGTGGTGGGCAACTGCACGATGGCTGAGGGCCTGAACATGCAGAAGACCACCACGGACATCCACCATATGGACGTGCCATGGGAGCCGGCCACGCTGCAGCAGCGCAATGGCCGCGGCCTGCGCCAGGGCAACCTGAATGAGCGCATCCGGATCCACACCTACCTCTCGAAGGGGAGCTTCGACGGCTACCGCTACCAGTCTGTGTCTGCCAAGAAGGATTGGCAGGACCTGCTCTGGAAGGGCGGCGACCGCGTCGAGAATCTTGTGCGCCAGGGCAAGGTCAGCCGCGAGGAGATGCGCATCATGCTGGCGGCAGACCCAGAGGCCGCCCGGGTTCAGTACGCAGCCGACAAGGATGCAGCACAGCAGCGCTACGATGCAGGCCAGCGTGAGGGCGCGCAGAAGGAGTTTGTGCGCTTCACTGAGATGTCGCACAGCTACAAGGCGCTCAAGAACAAGGACACGGTCAGCGCCCAGCGCCTGCGCCAGAAGATCGAGGCCACCAAGACCAACCTGTTCAACAACAAATACTGGCCCGCCAAGGCCGCACTGGATAGCGCCACCGACGTGCTGATCCACCCCCAGACTGGAACTGTCCTGGCGGCCGACGTCGGCCTGGAGTTCGGCGACGAGGGCAAGATGGTTGTCACCGGCGTGAACATGAAGGCCGGCACGGTCAGCATGCGCCGCTATGCCAACATGGCGGGCGGTAAGAAGGTGACGGTGCCCATGTCCGAGCTCAGCGACGCCAAGTCGTACAAGTTCGATGCTGCAGCCGAGGCCGACGAGGTCAACAAGCTGATGGAGGCATCGGCCAACGAGAAGTTGAACAGCCTCACCAAGTGGGACGAGGTCAAGGCTATGCCGTCTGCCGTGCTGGAGAAAAACCACGACTTGATCCAGCGGCAGATCAAGGATGCCAAGGCCAGCTACAAGGGCTTCAGTGACCTGGGTGACGCCTACATGGTCGAGAAGGCCACCGGCAAAATCGAGAAGGTGCCTTCATACGAGACGACCCGCAAGCACGACACTCACGACTACCTGCTTCCCACCGATGGGGCCAAGGAGAAGGCGATTCAGGCCTGGATCGATGCGCGTCGAGAGGCCGCCGTCACCAGCGGCTACCAGCATTTCGGCAAGGGTCGCAGTCAAAAATCCGTTCGCAAAGCTCAGCGTGAATACAAGGGTGTGAGCTTCAGTGATCGCGCCAAGAACCCGATTTCAGCCCTCCTGGATGGCATGAGCCCCGGCACCAAAAACTGGGGCGTCGATTCTGCCCTCGTCAAGGAGGCCAAGGCCAGGCTGGAGACCGAGCAGATGTCGCGCATCCGCCGGGCTGACAGCCTTGAGGCCATTGTCAACGAGCTGACGCCCTTGGCGAAAATCGAGGGGTCTGATTCCGGCATGATGGCCCGCTACCCTGACAAGGCGCTGGTCACGGCCTGGGCCAGGGCGCGCCATCTTGGCGTGCTGAACAAACCAATGCCACGCGGTGGCCACGGCCACTATGCGGTCGGACAGGCCACAGAATACGGTCGAGACGAGCGCAGCGCCCACAACGCCCTGGTGCACCTGGCAGCCAATGCCGGGCGCCATGACCTGGCTGAGGCCATGGTTGCCAGCGCTGAGCGACACGTTCAGGACGCGAACAACCCGGCCACAGCGGCGGTTCTCACTCAGCACTACAGCCCCAACACGCGGCGTCTCAAGCAGATCAAGGCGATCGCTGATCGCCACGGCATGACCGACAAGACGCTTGGCCAACTGAAGGAGCACCAGCTTGCTGGCAACTTCTCGGTTCCTCAGAGCTACGGCTATGATCCCGTCGGCCTGCGCAACCAGGGAACTCAGTTCATGAGCAAGTGGGACGAGCTCTACGCTCATGCCCAGCGCCAGGAGGCGGCCGCAACACAAAAGGAGGCAGCATGATCGACCCGAAAACCTTCGCGGCCAGCACGCTGCAACTGCTGCAGGGTGATCCTCGGCGTTACGTCGCCTTCGGCGCCTACTGGTACCTGGTCAAGGCGGTGCTGAAGAAGTTCTACACCCGAGAGAACCTTCACCTGCTGGGTGACCACGTCGACGCCGCGGTGGCCGAGCGCATGCCCGAGCACGCCGACCTGGCCGAGGCCCTTGATGGCGCCGTGGCCGAGTACCGCAAGAACACCAGCTTCAACCTTGGCAGCAACGAGGTCGAGGATCTGGTGGGTGGCGGCACGTTCAGGCTGGTGGATCCGGATGCGGGTGGGTTGTGATGTCGTGACCCTAACATGGGCGGATGCTGCCAAAAGACCGCCCAATTCTGTTCCTGAAGGCTCACATCCGCGGGTACACTCGCAAGGATGGAACAGTCGTCAAACCCCACACTGACAGCCGAGCGAACGCCGTCGAAGCTCCGCGAAAGCGGTACAGCGACGAACGGCAGCTTGATATGTTCCTCGCCGCAGGGCCTGACGCAAGCCAGTCCGGGCAGGGTGCCATTGATGCCCAAAGAGCCGCCGTCAATGCCATTCACGACCTACGAGCCACCTCCTCCGTACTGGGTGGCCGGCTTGCACGTCAGTACGCAGAAACCCAGCGGATAAGCCTGGTCGGCCAGACCATCCAGTCTCCAGAAGACCTGGCTGTCTTGGCTCAGGTCTATCGCGACCCTCGGTTTGAGACCCTGCGAATGGTGTTCGTGGACGACGCAGGCCGCGTGGTGTCGCAGGTCGGGCTGACATCACGCATGCCTGCCGCTGCGACTGCGATGGTCGGCAATGACGTCGACGACTATCTGTCTGAATTGATGGCCGCTGCCAAGGGCACAGGGGCGACCGGCTACTACATGCTGCACAACCACCCTAGTGGCAATGCGACAACAAGCGAGGCTGACCGCAACCTGACGCGAATTTTCAACAGCAAGACCGCGTTTGGAGCCATCCGACTCAAGAGCCATGTTGTCATCGACACCAATGAGTATTCGGTGATTGATGGACTCGGAAACGATCAGCTTATCAAAAAAGACCTCGGTTCAGCAGAACCTTTTTCCCATGGCGAGCATGCAGGCTTCAAGATCGGCAACCCCTCCGACGTGATGGTGCTGGCGCGTCGGCTGGCGGTCGATCGTGGAGCAGTGACGCTGATCGTTGTTGACGCCCAGCACAAGGTGAAGGCCGTCACGCAGATCCCAGAGTCGTCCGCGTCTGAAGGAAAAAGCGCGGTGTATCGGGCCACCATGCGAAAGGCTGGGGCCTCCGTGTTCGCTGTTGGCCGGTCGCTTGATGCCCTGAAAAAAGTTCAGCCTCACGTGATAGACGCCATCCACGTATCGGATGATGGCGAGGTCACCAGCTTGGTCGAAAAAACCATGCGTGGCGTTGGTCGCCTTTTTCCTGTCGATCGACGCACTCGCGTTTCACCCGACACCAGCCCTGTGTTCAGCTATTTGCGTGAACAGACGTTAGCGAAGGCCTCGATCCCCGATGGTGCCCGCTGGATCACCGTGCACCCAAATGGCGCTGACGAGAAGGGCACCCCCGTCCTGATCCAGCCCCAGCCGGATGGGAGTGCTCATGTGATCGGCGGCGCCGGCGGCAAGCTCAACTACTTGAAGCTGCGCGGCGTCCGCAAGGAATCCGAGTACAAGCAGGAGGCCGCCGAACGCAAGAAGGCCAAAGCCGAAGACGCCAAGCTGCAGCGCGCCAAGGACAAAGAAGCTGGCATCCTGGAGTCCAAGAACAAGGCCAAGCAGGCGCTGCGCGATCAGCAGCATGCCCATGAGAGCCAGTTCGTGCAGACCGTGGCCAGCACCATGGGATGGGAGAAGAAGGATCTGGAGTTTCCCGAGCAGGACTATGCGCACCTGTCTGAGGCGGCTCAGGCAAAGCTGCGCCAGAAGCACCACCGCGAGCTCATGCAGCGCGCGGTGGGTGCTGTTGACCTGCAGCGCCAGCGCCTGGTGACGGATCATTCTGCCCGCCTTGACGCTGGCATCGGCGAGGTGCCCCTGGATGCCAAGGACCCCGACACGCTGTCGGTTCAGGACCTGGCGCCCATCCCGGCCAACACGGGCGGCCTGGGTTTCAGCTCCGACTTCAAGGGGCGCGCCGAGGCCGCGGGCCTGACTGCTGATGAGCTGAAGGCAGAGACTGACAAGGCAAAGGCCGACAAGCAGGCGACGATGACCGACGCCCAGCGCAAGGCGGCAGTCACTCGCGGCGAGACGGCCAAACTGGTGCAGCAGGAGCTCAAGGGCATCCGCGAACCGGCCGCACCCGATGCTGGCGCCACCCTGACCGATGCTAAGCAGGCGGTGGAACTGCTGAAGGCCGCAAAGCGCCTCAAGCAGGTGCAGCAGAAGGCCCGCGCCGCGGCGGCCGAGATCGACAAGTCCGCGTCTGAGCCGAAGGCGTTCGTGCTGGAGTACACAGCCGACCCGGACGATGACGCCAAGATCGCCGAAGACCTGAACAACGACTTGCGCACGGCCCAGACCACGGCCTTCCTGTCCGAGTTCAAGCGCCTGGCCGGCGACAAGCCCGAGGAGACTCTGGGCAAGCACATCGGCATTGGCGCCTACAACTCGATCAACTCACTGGCCCTGGCTGTGGGCGGGGACGCTCTGGTCGACCGGTCGGTGGTGGATGTTCTGGGCATCGCTGGCGCCGCTCAGGTGCTGGCGCGCCGGATCCACAAGGACATGCCGGACGATGCCGAGCGCATCACCGAAGGCGTGCAGGAGTTCCACCTGCACCACTACATGGAGACCAGCGCAGAGGCCATGGGGCAAGCCCGCGAGCTGATGGACGCGGCCAAGGAGATCGAGATTGGCGAGGCGGCCAGCGGTGCGGATCTGCAGGTGGCTCAGGAGCTGAACGGGCGGCGACGCAAGGCCACGGGTGATGCCCAGAAGATCCTGGGGCAAGCCCTTGGTGAGATGGAGGCGAACGCGGCTCTGGTGACCGCCATGAAGCGTGGCGCCAAGGATCAGTGGCAGGGCTCGCTGGGCAAGGTCGGCATTGAGTCGGCCATCCAGCGCGTGCGCGCGATCGGTCTGCAGCGCGGAGACTACACCCTGGATAGTGTGGCTGGCGACACATTCCTGACGATCAATGAGGCCGGGCTTGACCGCCTGGCCAAGCCGATCAACCGCGACGACATCCAGCAGGTGCAGCGAAACCTGTCTATCATCCGTGGTGATGAGGATGAGGACGGCTGGCTGCCCAAGGGCGTGGCCAACCGGCCCGATCTGGGCCTGGACGTCAAGCCTGGTGTGGCGCCTCGGTTGGCTGAGCCGTTCGCACCGGGCCAAGACCTGGAGCAGTCCCTGCGCGACTACATCGGTGGGCGCGCGGCCGACGGCGATGCGCCTGGCGACATCGTGGCCGACATCCAGTCGGCGGCGTTCTTCCAGAAGGCCGGTGACCATGAGGCCTATCGCCAGGCTCTCGACAAGGTGGCGCCACTCAAGGGTGATGGAGGTAAGCAGCGGCGCGCCGAGGCCCTGGGCGACCAGTTCGACCAGTACGCCGATGCCTTTGTCGAGTCTCGCCATGGCGGCAAGATCAGCCCACTGAACCGCCAGGAGATCAAGATCGACCAGAAGTCGGTCGACGCCCTACACCGGGCGCTGTCCGAGCACCCTGACGGCGTGGCCGCGTTCAAGCAGATCGGCGAGCTGACGCCACAGGATCAGCGCACCCTGCGGGAGCACTTCTACCGCAACGTGGCGAAGGAGTCGCCCGAGCAGGGCGCGCTGCGCTCTGAGGTGGAGCGCCTGGACGGCGCCGAGCCCGAGCGCGAGACCACCGATATGTTCGGCGAGACCACGACCAACCCAGAATGGCAGGAGTGGAAGAACCAGCGCGACCAGGCCGCGGCCAAGCTCAATGCCTCTGGTCTGGACTGGCCCAAGTACGTCGAGACCATGCGCGGCAATGAGAATGCCTACGAGTCGATTCAGGACATGATCAAGTCCAAGGTCGGCAAGTCCTTCGCTGATGCGCACAACAAGCTGAACCCCGGCAAGCCGATCAAGCTGGGGCGAGCAGTCATCCGCAACAACCTGAATCACCTGGACGCCACGGATCCGGCTGCCCGTGAGGAGCGCATGGCTCGCGAGCGCGAGCTGGTCGATGGCCTGCGCGAGCGAAGCCAGGGCCGGTATGCTGCAGGCGGCGTGGCTGACAAGCTGGACGCTGCGCGTGATGAGCGCGAGGCGTTCAACCAGTCACAGATGGGCTTTTTCTCTGCCGATGAGGCTCCACCTGACGCGCCGGCCGAGCTCAAGGGCGACGAGCGCCACACCCTGGGGCACGTGGCCGAGCGCCAGATCGCCGGCATGATGGGGCAGGTTGGCAAGAACTTCAAACCCGGCCAGCCCACCAAGCTGTGGGCGCCCACCATGAGCGGCGGCGACAACTACGCCCGCCAGCGCGCCATCAAGCTGGTCGATGCCAACAAGCGACTGGGTCTGCACCTTGGGGCCGGGTCAGGCAAGAGCCTGGTCAGCATGGCGGCGTTCACGCACCTACACCAGCAGGGCAAGGCCAAGCGCGCGCTGTTCGCCGTGCCCAGCATCGTGCAGGGGCAGTTCGGCGGTGAAGCGCTGCGCTACCTGGAGCCAGGCAAGTTCAATTGGCACTGTGAGCCCGGGGCTTCGCGTGAGCAGCGCATCGCAGCCTACAAGAACCCAGATCACCACTTCGTGGTCACCACGCACCAGGCGCTGCGCGATGACCTGCTGCACCTTGGCGCCAAGCATGCCGGATCATCCGAGGCTGAGATGCGCGACAAGCTGTCGGCCATGACCCGCGGCGAGCGCAAGGCATGGATGACTGGCGTGATGCAGCGCGAGGGCATCAACTTCGACTTCTCCGCTGTGGACGAGGGGCACAACCTGCTTGACCGCCAAGGCAAGGAGGACTCAGGCATGTCCATGGCCATCGGCGCCATGACGGACAACACGCCGTACCACGTCAGCATGACGGCCGACCCTGTGCGCAACGACGACGCCAGCGAGGTGTTCTCGGCGCTACAGAAGATCGACCCAGACCGCTACGCCGACCGGGGGGCCTTCATGCGCCGCTATGGCGCCGACACCCTGGCCAGCAAGGATGGCCTCAAGCGAGAGATGTCGCGCTACTTCTACGCCCACTCGATCCAGCCGAACGTGCGAGCAGACAAGAAGGAGGTCAAGGTGCCTCTGTCCGGCGGCCAGAAGTCGGCCATGCAGAACCTGGAGAAGGATGTTGCCGCCATGCGCATTGCCCGCATGGAGGGGCGCGTCGACATTGAGGCTGCCAAGCGGCTGAGCCCGGACGCGTTCGATGGTGCACCAGAGGACAAGCACACCGACATCGCCAAGGGTCTGCAGTCTGCCATCGGTGTGGTCAAGGAGACCGCCGTGCAGCGCATCATCAACGACCACCCGGAAAGTGAGAAGGCCAACGAGGTGGTGCGCCAGATCAAGGCCAGGCCCGGCAAGCCCGGCATCGTGTTCTCGCGCTCCCTGAAGTCGGTCGAGGCCATCCGCGCCAAGCTGGAGGCCGAAGGCATGCGCGTGATCACCATCACCGGCGCCGACTCCAGCGAGGAAAAGGACCGCAAGCGCAAGATGTTCAGCCCTGACAGCGGCGACGCTCAGGCCGACGTGCTGGTGGCCAGTGATGCGGCCAGCACCGGGCTCAATGCGCAGCGCGGGCAGTGGGTGATGCAGTACGACACGCCGATGACGGCCATGACGCACGCCCAGCGCCAGGCGCGCGTGCACCGGATCGGCCAGAAAAACGACGTGGAGCTGATCGACCTGGTGGGCGACCACCCGTCCGAGCGCAAAGCCCGTGAGCGGCTGGCCTCCAAGTACGCCATGCGCGACCTGATGTCGTCGCCACTGGAGCGCCTGGACGACACCGGTGTGGCGCACTTCCTGAAGCAGCGTCAAGTCGTCGCGCAGGATTCACAAGAAGGTCTTTTTTGATTACACTAACTCCCCATGAAGCAGCACATCGACAACACCCGACGTCAGCTCGGCGAGCTGGCCACCATGTCGGCCCAGACCGAAGCCATGGAGCGCAAGATCCTGGCGCGCGCTGAGGAGAAGCTGACCGAGGTGGAGGATGGCATCAAGAAGGCGAAGCCGCTGGCTTTGGTGCCCGGCGCTGCAGAAGCCGAGAAGTACCAGGAGCTCATCATGGAGCGCGGGCGGCTGCACCAGGTGATTGCGCAGGCGAAGGCTGTGCTGGCGTAGGGCGCCGCCGCGGCGAGTGAGAGCCACCTTCGGGTGGCTTTTTTGTTGCATGCTGACAATGGCCTGGATGTCGTGACGACATCATGAGGGCATGAAAGACGACGCACAGCTCCTGGCTGGCATCCCCGAGTTCCTGAGCATCGGGTCGATGCTGAAGGCCACGCCCCAGATGGATGGCGGGCAGCGCATCGTCTATTTCGAGGCGAGCAATGAGGGGCTTGATCAGCAGAACGAGGTGATCGCTGCGAAGGCCCTGTCTGAGAGCGCTGAATACTTCAAGCGGTACGGCAACATCGACATCGATCACTACACGCTGATCGGCAAGCCGAACGCTGAGCAAGGCCGCCCCGGCATCCCCGGCTGCGAGCTGTTCGAGATCGGCCGCCCCATCGACGTTCGACAGACTGGCGGCACGACGTTCGTCAAGGCTGAGATCTATTCTGGCGTTGGTCCTGCCGCTGAGCGCGCCAATGACTTCTGGTCGTCGATCACTGACCTGAATCCGCCCCAGCGCTGGTACCCGTCCGTTGGCGGGAGCGTGATGGCAAAGTCGGTCGAGATCGACCCGAAGACAAAGCTGCGCCGCGCGATTGTCTCAAAGGTGCGCTGGACCAACATTGGTGTCAGCAAGACACCGGTGAATCAGCATGTTGGAACCTGCGCAACCATCCCGCTTGGCGCATTCGCCAAGTCTTGGGGCGCCACTGGCCTCGACTTCGCCAAGGCCCTCGAAGCCGGCTACGGCACCGACTCCGCATCCCTGGCCGGTGGCGCCGCGATGCGTGAGCAGTCGCTGGACGGCGTAGTGCACAGCTACTTTGATTTTCGCAACAAATTGGCCGGCAAGATGCGTTCGCGCTCTGCTGGCAAGAACCCAGGTGCACGAGAGCTCGTCGAGTTCTCGGCCAAACAATTCAGCCTTCCGCGCGACCAGGCGGCTGAGTGGGTGGAGCGCTTCATGCGCGACTTGAAAAACGGTCTGAACAAACGGAGTGAGTCATGAGTCAATTTGAAAAGCTGCTCGGCGAGATCGCAAGTCTCGGCGCCGAGCAGGAAGCGATGACCAAGGCGCTCCCGGCGGATGACGGCAAGGATGAAGAAAAAATCCAAGCTGCCGCTGCGGAAGGCGGCTCGGATGGGGATGCTGACGACAATGGCGGCGCCGGTGACGGTGATGCTGATGACATGGGCGCCGATGGCAAGCCCATGGCCAAGTCGTTCAAGCTGACGCTGGAGGACGGTACTGAAATCGAGGCCCAAGACGGCGCCGAGATGGTGAAGGCTCTGAGCGACCGCTTGGAGGCCAGTGAGGCCACCATGGCCAAGGCCCTGGGCTCCGCTGTCGACCTGATCAAGGGCCAGGCGGCCATGATCAAGTCGCTGAGCGAGAAGGTCACCAAGCTGTCCGGCGAAGGCCGTGGCCGCAAGACCGTTGTGTCTGTGGTCGAGAAGCCCGAGCCTGGTGCATCCACCATGGCAAAGTCTGAGCCCGCCGGCATGAGCCACGATCAATTCTTCGCCAAGGCCCTCAAGGCTCAGCAAGAAGGCCGCTTGTCCGGTACGGACATCGCGGTCGCCGAGGCCTTCCTGAACCGCGGCCAAGAAATCCCCGCCAGCATCATCCAGCGCGTCGCCCAGTAAGGCGAAGCAAACTTTCACAAGGAACAAGCAAAATGAACTTCAATTTGCCCGAACTCGCCGCTGGTCAGTCCACGACCGGCGAAATGGGCGGCACTGCGCTCGCCGAACTGCAAAAGGCCCTGACCTCTGGTTACGGCACCGATGTCTCCACCCTGACCGGTGGTGGCTCGCTGCGCATCCAGTCGCTGGACAAGACCATGCAGGCCACCATTCAGGAGAACAAGCACTTCCGCCTGTTCAACGAACTGGCCAAGACTGGTGCGGGCGCGACCGTTGACGAATGGACCGAACAGTCCGGCGTCGGCGGCTTCCTGGGTGGCTCGACCAACACGGAAACCGGCATCATCGACGAAAGCACCGGCACCTACGCTCGTCGCGTCGGCCTGGTGAAGTACCTGATGACCAAGCGTCAGGTCTCGCTGGTGTCCACCCTGGGCAACAACATCGCCAGCTCCGAGGCCATCGAGCAGCAAGCCGGCGCCAAGCAACTGCTGACCGATGCCGAGTACCTGTCCTTCGAGGGCGACGAGGCGGTGGTTCCCACCGAGTTCTCCGGCATCTACGCCCAGATGGTTGCAGGCGTGGCCGCTGGTCAAGTCGATGGCAGCAACATCCTGGACGCTGAAGGCCAGTCGCTGAACTCGATCAACCTGGTCAATGCCGCCGCCGCTCAGGTGAGCCGTCGCGACAACTTCGGCACACCCACCCACCTGTTCATGTCGCAGCTGGTGCAGGCCGACTTTGACACTGGCTTGGATCCCGCTTTCCGCGTGAGCCTGACCAACGTGCCGAACGGTGGCATCTCGCTGGGCTCGCCCGTGGTTGGCATCCGCACCTCGTGGGGTGACATCTCGGCCAACCCCGACGTGTTCATCAACGATGGCGACCAGACCGTGCCGTTCCAGGTGCAGTACCCCACGCTGGCCACTGCGAACACCGGCATGAAGCCCACCCTGGCGCTCGACGCCTCGGTGAACGACACCGCCAGCAAGTTCGGCGCTGCCCACGGTGGCAACTACTACTACCTGGTCACCGGCCTGAACTCCAAGGGTCAGTCCGACGGCGTCATCAGCGCCCAGACCGCTGTGGCCGCTGGCAAGAAGGTCACTCTGACGATCACCCGCTCTGCTGGTGCTCAAGAGACCGGCTACGCCATCTACCGCTCGCGCCTGAACGGCACGAACGCCCCCAGCGACTTCCGCCTGATGACCCGTGTGCCCTCCGGTGGCGCCACCACCACCTACGTGGACCGCAACACGGACATCCCCGGCACCACCAAGGCGTTCGTCTTGAACATGAACCCCGGTGACCACGCCATCAACTGGCGCCAGTTGCTGCCGATGATGAAGTTCCCGCTGTACCCCACCAACGCGGCCGTGATCCCATGGGCTCAGCTGATGTTCGGTTACCTGCGGATCACCAAGCGTCGCCACCACGCCGTGATCAAGAACATCCTGCCGGGCGGCGCCAAGTGGAAGCCCTTCAACTGATCGACTGACCAATAAGGGGGCCCACCCGGGCCCCCTTTGAAACTGGAGTGAACATGCCCAAGATCCTCTGCACCCTCCCCAACGCCTCTGACGAGATCAGCGGCGTCAAGTTCGTGACCCACGCCAACGGCATGCTGTCGGAAGACGTCAGCGATGACGTGGCTGAAGTCTTCTTGTCGATCCCTGGCTACGAGTTGGCTGGCTCGGCCAAGCCTGCCGCACCGGTTGAAGACGCGTCTGCCAAGGCCGCCGCCGCTGAGGCTGAAGCCAAGGCCGCCGAGCGCGCTGCACTGGTCGCTGAAGCCGAATCCCTTGGCGTCGCTGTCAAGGGCAACTGGGGCGAGTCTCGCCTGAAGGCTGAAGTTGAGGCCGCCAAGAAGGCCAAGGCTGAGGCTACTTCGTCCGCTGACGCCGACGAAGTCTGATCGGCCCCGCACCAGATCCAAACCTGAAGGAAAATCATGTCGAACAAAGGCACCGGCAATCTGAAGAATGACCTGAACCGCATGGCCCCGACCGCAGCGAATGCGAAGCTGGGCGACATGCTGGAGTCGGTGATCAGCAACCAGAACGCCATCCTGGCCAAGCTGGACGCAATTGGTGCGGCCAGCGCATCGGTGGCTGCCATCAACACGGCTGCTGGTACCACCAACGTCGCAACCATGGCGCTGGTGCCTCCAAGCAAGCTCTGATCGTCGCTGAGCGGCGCATCGCAAACCGCCGCCGGGGCAACTCGCGCGGCGGTTTTTTCATCACGGGATCAACATGACAACGATCATCGCCGGGCAGTCGGCATCATTCTCCGTCACCATCCTGCGCGACGGCGCACCGGTGGCGATCAATCAGGCGTCGGTTGTCACTGCTCGCCTGTACTCGGCTGACGGCCTGACGCCGCTGTCTGGTGCTGTGACGCTGGCCGCTGCGCCTGGCTGGGCCACCGGTGTCGTGCCTGTGACGCTTGGCTCCGGTGAGACGGCAGTGGCCACTGGTGAGGCCATGCTGGTGGTGACCAGCAGCAACCCGTCGCTGGTGAAGCGCTTCAGGGTGGTGGTCGAGTCGGTTGGGGCGTTCTCCCGCTCAGTCCTGTTCATCAAGGACATCGCGGTCGACAAGATGCGCCAGGACAGCCTGATGCTGGCCGCCCGCGGCGCCATGCCAAGCGTGGCCGTCAGCGACGACTACCTGTGGGACAAGCTGCGCTCGGCCGAGTCGGAGATGTCGCACGAGCTGCGTGTTCCACTGGCGCCAACGGCATTTTTCCCGTTCACGCCGACGCAGCCCGAGATCGATGCCCTGGCCGGCAAGCCCTGGGGCGTCGACCCGGGCTACGACTATGAGCCGCAGGCGTTCGGCTACAACGACAAGTGGGGCATGATCAAAACGCGCAACAAGCCGATTCAGAGCGTCAGCCTGGTGCGCTTTGCCTACCCGGGTGGCAACGGCTCCAGCTATGACCTACCGCTGGACTGGCTGCGCATGGACCGCAAGTACGGCTCCATCCAGTTCGTGCCATCCAGCACGGCCTTTATCGCGCCCCTCAACAACTTCATCATGCAGGCCATCGGCAACGGCCGCACCATCCCGCTGGCCATCCAGCTGACCTACGTCGCAGGCCTGGAGAATGCTGCCGAGAAGTACCCCGAGCTGATCGACGCCATCCTCAAGAAGGCGACGCTCAAAGTCGTCGAGGACCTGTTCCTGCCGCAGTCCGGATCGATCAGCGCCGATGGGCTGTCGCAGTCCTTGAGCAACGACATGGACAAGCACCGCGACACCGTCGAGCGCATCATCAATGGCGAGAAGGGCACAAACGGCGGCATGATGGCGGCCATCCATGGCATCCGCGTCGGAACACTGGGGGGGTGAGATGCAACTGCAGCCACATGCTTTCAATTCATTCCTGGCCGACATTGGCCAGGGCTACGTTTGGCGCAAGAGCTACGCCTGTCCTTGCGTGAACCCAAACTCTGGGGCGGCCAAGAAGAACTGCCCGCACTGCAGCGGGCGTGGCCGCATCTGGGACGCCGGGGTTCCTGGTGTGGCGGGCATGGCTGGCGCCAAGACCCAGCGCGAGTGGGCCCAGTTCGGCGTGTGGGAGTCGGGTGACGTGGTGGTGACCATCCCCGAGAACACGCCACTCTACGAGATGGGGCAGTTCGATCGCATGACGGCCAGCCACAGCACGGAGTTGTTCTCCATGCCTTTGACCCGTGGTGAGAATGACCGTCTGCACTTTCAAGTGGAATCGGTCTCGCGGGTGTTCTGGATCAACGATGCAGGCGCCATTGTCGAGGGAGGTACCCCGACTGTGTCTGGCGCGGGTGTCCTGACCTGGGTCAGCGGTGAGCCTCCGGCGGGGCAGCAGTACAGCATCAGCGGCGTTCGCATGCTGGAGTATTACTGCTTCGGGATGTTCCCATCAAACCGCAACGAGCACCAGGGCGCCAGGCTGCCAAAGCGCGTTGTGCTGCGCCGCTGGGATCTGTTTGGGCGCAAGGGTGACTAAGTGGCCGACCGCTTGACAGCCTCCTGGAACACGCGCTCGGCCAACGGCTGCAGTTCCTTGGCCACGTTCTCGGCCAGGTGCAGGCCTGGCTGGGGAGGGATGATCCAGCCTTTGCTGTTCTCGCTCATGACGCGGAAGGTGAGATACGCGCTGGACTTCTTGCCTTCGCCTGTGGCTGTGTTCATGCGGACCATGCCCTGTTGGTGGCGAGGAACGTCAGCGCCCTCAAGCCGCCCGCCCCACGAGTAGGTGCGCTGTCGAACCATTGATGGTGACTGCGTCTTGATGCTTGAGGCACCTGTGCCTGATAGGCGCTTTGTGTGGCCCGTGATCTTGCTCAATTCAAGCGATTTGGCCATATTGAACACTGCGGCAGGCATCGCTGGCGCATGAGCAGTATTCCCTGGCGTGTTGTGCCTGAATGGAATGATCAGGTAGCGAGCACCCTTCTTTGTTAGCCTGACCTTTAGGCTGGTGTCGAGCATCTTCTTCAGGTCACGGGCTGGGCGGCCTGTCTCGATCTCCTCGGCGTGCTTGTAGTTGGACGACACCATGGCGCTGAATTCGCCGGTCATCTCAAAGCGGATTGACGCAGCGTAGGCGTCTTTCTCGCCACTCCACAGCTTGGCCCGGCCCACGGCCTGTATCCAGTTGCTGGCTGCCTGCTGGGCCACTGCGTACACGGCCTGGCCAAGGAGAGGCATCACCCTGGAGACGATCATCTGATGCTCTTGGGCGAACCCGGACAGGTCTACGTGGATTTTGAATTCAGCCATGAGCTGACTTTACCGTCACGCCTGTCGTGACGCGATCATAGGGCTATGCTGTCACGCATCGAAGCCCTTGCCATCGGGAACGCCCTGCGCGTTTTCTTTGAGCCCCCCAGTGGGGCTGTGCAGGTGCGCCTTCTGCGCAAGGTGTCCGACACGTTCTCTGGGCAGGATGACGCCCAGGCCTTGCTTGTTTTCGCCGGTGACCCGACCAATGCAGTGCTGGACGACAAGGGTCTGCAGAACGGCACCACCTACTTCTATCGCGCCTACTACCTGATCGCGTCCGTGTGGACGGCCAGCGCCAGCGTCAGCGCCGTGCCGAACGCTGCCTATGCCGATGCCAGCACCGACGTCCTGGAGGTCGTGCGAGATCGCCTGCAGAAGGGCCTCCGTGTCGAGGTCGATCGAGGCAACTTCGCCAGCGACGCCGACGACAAGTACATCAAGGTCTTGAACGCCCCCCCACTGGAAGAGTCCACCAGGTGGCCTGTGGTGACTGTGCATCTGACGTCCGAGTCTCCGGCGCATCGAGGTCTTGGCGAGATGGTCGAGGCCGACGACTTCCTGGAGCTGGATGGAACGTGGGGGTCTGGCGAGGGGTGGCTTGCAAAGGTGCAGCTTTCCATCGTGGCCTGGAGCCTGAACCCGGATGAGCGCATCGACCTACGCAAGGCCATGCGACGGCTGATCATCGGAAATCTTTCGGTGTTTGATGAACACGGCATGGTCGAGATCGAGTTCTCGCAGCAGGACATTGATGCGGTAAGTGGCGAGTTCGCTGCGCCCGTGTACCAGGTCATGAGCACCTTCACCTGCGTCGCGCCTGTCCGCGTCCTCAACGGCCCAGACACCGCAATCTCGGACGTTCAGTCCAGCTTTATCGAGGGTTAAAACCTATGACGAAAATCACAACCAAAGCCTCCGACCAGCCTGCAGTGCAGGGTGAAGACGACATCACGGTCGAGGAGTTTTGCACGCGCCTGTCCCAGACGGATCGCCGCGTCGAACTGATCGGCGGCTTCCACTTCGATGAGAAGCAGGCTGGCCGCTTCAAAGATGCCGAGACCGCCTTTTCGGCGCGCTTCACCGAATTCGCCAACAAGCCCGCCTGAGAGGTAAATCATGAGTGTTTTCTTTGCTGGCCGACTGTTGACCTCTCCGACCACTGCGTCGGTGGTCGACGACTCGGCGATGAACAACAAAAACCTGTCGGTGGGCAACATCGTCGCGCTGGTCGGTCGATCTGCCGGCGGCAAGCCCAACACGGCGCTGCGCTTTGGCACGCCATCTGAGGCTGTCGCCAGCCTGGTCGATGGTGAACTGCTGACCGCTGTGCTGAAGGCTTTTGACCCCAGCGCTCAGACGGGCGGTCCCGCCACGGTCGTGGCAGTGCGAGTGAACCCTGCCACCCAGGCCACACTGGCTCTGGTTGACGCAACGCCTGCCACCGTGATCAACCTGGCGTCCACCGACTACGGTCTGCGCGCCAACCAGATCAAGGTCAAGATTGAGTCGGGCTCGGTGTCCGGCAAGAAGCTGACCACGCAACTGGGCAACGCCTACTACACCCAGGACAACGTCGCTCGCAACGCCTTCAAGATCCGCTACGCTGGCGCCCAGGCGACTGGCGTGATGACGGTCTCTGGTGCGTCGGTGGTCCTGCAGGCTCCCACCGGCACCACGGTCGCAACAATCGACCTGAACAGCTACAAGACCGTTCATGAACTGGTCGACCGCATCAACGTGGTGTCTGGCTTCACCGCCTCGGTGCAGGATGGCAACGGCACCAAGGTGACCCTGAACGGGCTGGACTACGTCACCACGCAAGACGTGAAGACCGCCGACTACATCGCCACGGCCAACCTGCAGGCCATCGTCGACTGGTTCAACGGCACGGCCGAAGGCTTCATCACGGCCACGCGCGCAGCTTCTGTTGGCACTCTGCCAGCCAACATCGGCTTCACCTATCTGGCTGGCGGCTCTGACGGCACGGTGACCAACACCGAGTGGGCGAACGCCTTCACCACGCTGCAAAGCGAAGATGTGCAGTGGGTGGTGCCCGTGTCGTCGGACGCCTCGATCCATGCCATGGCAGACACGCACGTGGCGTTCATGAGCAACGTGGGTCGCAAGGAGCGCCGCTCGATCGTTGGTATGGTGACTGGCACAACTGATGCCGACGCCATTCTGGCTGCAAAGGCGCTGAACAGCGACCGCACGTCGCTGGTGCACCTCGGCTTCTACGACTATGACGCAGCCGGAGCCTTGGTCCTGCAGCCACCCTACCTGCTGGCCGCCATGATCGCTGGCGCGTTCTCTGGCGTGAACCCCGGCACCGCGCTGACCAACAAGTCGCTGAAGGTTCGCGGCATGGAGCGCAAGCTGCGCAATCCGACCGACACCGATGTGCTGATCCAGGGCGGCGTCCTGTGCGTTGAAGACACGCCGACCGGCTACAAGGTGGTTCAGTCGATCAGCACCTGGCTGACCAACGACAACTACAACCGCGTCGAGGTGTCGACCGGTGTGGCCTGCGACTTCGTGGCTCGCAACTGGCGCAACGCGCTGGACGTGCTCCGCGGCGAGAAGGCGAACGCGATCCTCCTGGCTCGCGCGGCCAGCATCACCGAGTCCACGTTCCGTGAGCTGGCCCGCCAGGAGCCCCAGGGCCCTGGTGTTCTGGCCGGTGATGCAGAAAACCCGCCCTACAAGAACATCCGCTTCACCATCGAGGGCGATGTCTTGCGCGGCGAGGCCCAGGTCAGTCCTGTGATCCCGGCCAACTACGTGCTTCTGACCCTCTTCGCCGTGCCCTACAGCGGCTCGGCCAGCGTTTAAATAAGGATCGGAAAAAATGGCTCAGCAAAACCTGAAAACCCGCTCCGGCAACCGGATTGTCCCGGTCATCGACGGCAAGCAGATTGGTCTCATCCAGTCTGTCCGCATGAGCGATGACTACAGCCCCGAGGCTGCGTCTGGTGTCGGTGACATCCATGCTGTCGAGTACGTGCCCACCATGGCGCGCCACACGCTCAGCATCAGCGCCATGCAGTTGAACAAGGGCTCCCTGCGGGATGCTGGCATCGCTTCAGAGAACGGCGATGCCATGCTGCAAGGCCTGGTGTTTGACATCGAGGTCTACAGCAAGGACGACGGCACTCTGCTGCGCAAGTACGTGGGCTGCTCTTACGCGTCCGGTGACATCGATGTGACGAAACATTCGATCGTGACCACGTCGGCGACGTTCTACGCGCTCGACGTGACGGGATCATCTCTGTAATCGGCGCACAGCCAACGGGAGGCCGCCAAACCGGCGGCCTTTTTTGAATCACCACCACTTTGGAGCAAGACATGACCCGCACCCCTGGAGCAAATGATTTTCAAGTCGACGTCGATGGCATTGGCAGCTTCACCTTCGCTCGGCGCCAGATGCGTGACGTCTACCGCATCCGCGGTGACTACAACAAGCTGACCGGCGGCAACTACGACGATGAGGGCAACTACGGTGACCTGTCTGCCCTGGCGTTCGTCACCCTGTCCTTGCTGATGGTTGACGCACCGAGCGACTTCTCCCTGGCGAAGCTGGATCCCCTGGTGGACGACAACTGCGACGAGAAGGTGATCAAGGTGTTCACCGCCCTGCGCGAAAAGGAGTTGTCTTTTCGAGTCGGGCCTGCACCGCAGGGCGAAGGATCAGGGGAAGGCGCTGCACAACAGCTTCGAGCTGGCGTTTCGTCGACGGTACAACCTACCACCGACTGATGAGCGATTTCTAAGCGCCACGCGCGAGGAAATAATCGCCGACTACTGGGCGAACCACTACGCGGAAAACGGCCTCAAGGAGGAATATGAGGACGACGATTTCCAAATTGTTGACGACGATGACTGGGAAGACATAACTCATGGCTGACGTAAAAATCCCGGTCTCGGCGAGCGTTCAGGGCGTCACGAACGAGCTGGACAAGATCCCGGCGAAAGTCGAGGCCGTCTCTCGCAAGCTCAACAAGTTCAAGTGGCAGGTCATCGACCTAAAGGCCGTTGAAGCCGACTTGAAGAAGTTGGAGGGGATGGTTGCTGACTTCCAGAAGAAGACGGGCGGTCTTGGTTTTGGGGGTGGTGGCGTTCCAGGTGCTACGCAGTCGCCTGGCCCCCTGTATCGCCCGCCTGCCGCGCCTCCGGTTCCGCCTGGTGGCGGTGGCCGGGGTGGGCGTGGCGGGCCTGGTGCATACACGCATGCCCCCCAGTGGTGGGATGCCGGCCGCAACTTGATGGGCGGCTTCGGTGGCGGCTTTGGTCAGATCGGCGGCTACGGTGTTCGTGGCGGCCTGTCTGGCTACCACACCGGTGGTGTTGGCGGCGCTGGCATGGGTCTGCTCAAAGGCCTTGGCGTCGGCGCCTTGGCCTATGGTGCGTTCAAGGTCGGGCAGGCCGTCAATGAAGGCCACGAGATGGCCAAGGAGCGCGGCGGCTCGCTGGACACCATCAAGCGCCAGATGGGTGATCTGGGTGTCAGCTTCGCGCGCCTGAAGGTGATGAGCGATGCTGCTGCCGACGGCCTGGCGCTGAACTCGGTCGAGTCCGCCAAGCTGATGGAGCAGTTCGTACGCGAGAGCCGAGGCGCCGACAGGACGCCCGAGGACCTGATGCGCTCCGTGCGCACATCGGTCGGTGTGTCAAAGGCCTATGGTCTGGATCCTGGCGCGGGCACCAGCTTCTTCGGTGGCATGCGCAACATTGACCCGAAGCAGAACAACCGAGAGTTGGCTCTGATCCTGGGCGAGACCATTGAGCGCTCCGGCATGAACGCCCGAGCCGACGAGGTCATGCAGGTGGTGCAGTCTTTTGCCGCCACCACGTCGCGCATGTCTCTGTCGGCGCCCAACGTCAGCGCGCATGCAGGAGCCTACAGTTCGCTGATGTCGTCGCGAATGCCAGGCATGACCAGCGATGTGGCGTCAGGCATCTTGAACCAGGCCAATTCATCCATCATGGGCATGGGTGGGGCTGGCGAGGCTGGGCAAAACTTCATCTTGGCCGCCATGCAGCGCAACGGCGGCCTGAACCCTATCCAGGCCAAGGCTCTAGCGGCCGGTGGTCTGTTCGGCACTCGGGCCGGTGTGTTTGGCAAGGATTCGGCGCTTGGCCGCTATTTTGGTGGCGATGCTGCTGGCCTGGCTGGAGGTGCTGGCGCCAATGTCACCAACTTTGACGCCATCCGAAACCACCTGGCTGGCATGGGTGGTGACAAGTGGCTGCAGCTTGAGGGTGCACAACGCCTGTACGGTCTGAGTTCGCCTCAGCAGGCTGCTGCGCTGCTCCAGATGAACAGTGGCGAGTTTGGTGGGCTCAAAAACTCACTGACCCGTGCAGGTGTTGGCGTCAACGACTTCAACGAAAGCGGTATCCAGACCCTGGCAAAGATCGGCTCTGCAGGGTCGATGCAGGGCTTGAATAGCATCTACGCAAGCATGCGAGGCCGCACAGGAAAGGGCTCGCTGACTGGTGATGAGGTTTCCGCGCTGAGCGCTGCCCAGTCGACAGGCGATGTCGAAAAGTTCCGCGACGCGCTGATCAAGATCGCGGCAACCAAGGATCGTGAGGAGACCCAGTACACGATTCAGCAAGATCAAAAGGCGCTGCTGGAGCAGATCAAGCTCAACACCGGCGACAAGCTGATCCCGCTGACGCAAGCCATCAGCGGCGGCATCAATGCGCTTGTTGGAAAGTTGGCACCAGACTCGGCCTACATGAAGCAGTTGGCAGCCCCATCCACTGGTGGGGCTTCTGGCAGCTGGTCGACCGGTGGGGCTACTGGTTCGTGGGGTGGTGGTGCCACAGGGAGCAAGGCGGACTTCATCAAGCAGCATGCCGCTGGCGCTGCTGCTGCCGCTGCTGAGCTTGGTGTTGATCCAAAGCTACTGCTGGCCCAGGCTGGCCTTGAGACTGGCTGGGGTAAGAGTGTTATCCCGGGCTCAAACAATCTTGGGAATATCAAGGCTGGGCGGGGTTGGTCAGGCGCGACAGCTTCAGCCAAAGACAAAATGACTGGCTCGGTTGACTCATACCGATCCTACAGTTCGACGGATGCCTACTGGAAGGACTACGCCGCGCTGATCAAGCGCCGCTATCCTGGTGTGGTCGGCTCTGGCAGTAGCGCATCCACCTTTGCTCAAGGCCTGACGGCTGGCGGCTACGCTGAGGATCCAGCCTACGCGCAGAAGCTCCAGGACACCTATGGCAGCATGACGCCACTCCCATCTGGTGCAAACTCAGCCGGTGGCGGCCGTGGCTTCACGAACCCAGGTCCTGTTGAGGTGCCTTTGATCTTGCTGCCTCAGAACCAGCAGGGCCAGTCTATGGGACAGGCGGCCACTGCCCGTGTCAGCATTCCACGCGGAGCGGGGACAGCACGATGAAGCCAATTCCAATTCGGCAGCCTGGGCTGTCTGTCATCCTGCGAAAGAACGTCGGGCGCTCCACGCTGGACGGGAAATTGCCTGTCTCTCAGCGCTTCGCGGGCCAGAACAAGACCATCGACTTGACGCCATTCATTGGCGAGCAGGGCAGAGTTGTAGTGCACAAGTCGGTGCGAGAGCCTGCTGGGTCTTTCTCCATCACCTTTGCCGACAAGGTCAGCGATGCCGAGGACACGGTCTACGGTCTGGTGGAGCCAATGGATGTGATCGAGATCCGCATGGCCGGTGACGCCTACCAGCATCCGAAGCAGGCAACGAGCTCAAGCGACACCAGGCCAGCGTCACTACCCATCATGATGCGAGGGCTGGTGTCCAGGGTGACGCGAAGCGAGGGCATGGGGGCGGACGGCAAGCCTCAGCGATCGGTGACCGTCACCGGCCAGGACTACGGGAAAATCTGGCAGATCCTTCAGGTCTTCAACAGCCCCTATGTCGATCCGAAGGCGAATCTGATCACCAGCATGCCGTTCTATGCCCAGTTCGGCATGGCCTTGAACACCAACTATGCTGAGGACTTCGTCAAGGATGTGTTCAAGCAGGTGATCAACCCGTTCATTGACCGGATGCGTGAGCAGGCCACAGGTAGCGACAAGAGCACGTCACCACTGATGAACATCTCCACCGAAGGTGTCGAGATCAGCGACGGCATCGTCTCGCCGTTCGGCATCGGCGGCTGGGGTGGTGGCACGATCTACAGCCTTCTGCAGGAGCACTGCGACACCGGGGCCTGGAACGAACTTTTCATTGAGGACCGAGAGGCTGGGCCTGTTGTGGTCTATCGACCAAATCCGTTCATGGAGCTTGACCCGAGCGACACGAAATACATCGTTCCAATGAAGGTTGAGCCAAAGTTCGTGCCGATCACCCGAGCCGACATCGTCACCATGACGGTAGAGCGCAGCGACGAGCATATGGCGAACTACTTCTGGGTCGACGCGCCACGCTTCGCACTGAACTACGGTGAGTCGAGCCGCCAGTTTGCATACATGGCCAAGCCCGAGGAGGTCTACCTGCAGGACTACGGCAACGTCAGCCCGAAGCTGTACGGGATCCGGCGCATGTGGGAGCAAACCCAGCAGGGTGGCCGAGAGGAGCGCAACAACGGAAATGGCACCCAGGCTGGCAGCGCGCGCACCATCAGCGAGACAAGCTGCATCGAGTGGATGAACAAGCGCCGTCGCCAGCTCGTGGCCATGAACAAGGACAATGTCATCCTTGAGGCTGGCTCCATGACGATCAAAGGCAACGAGGCGCTGCGGGCTGGAACATACGCCAGGCTGTCCCATGGCGGCATGGTCTCGGACTACTACGCCGCTTCGGTGACGCACGATTACGTTCCATTCCAGCGTTACATCACGCAGGTGGATTTTGAGCGTGGCACCGGGTTCGCAGACCGGGTTGCGCGCGAAGGCGGCAAGCAGTCGCCATACTGGGGCGAGGTGGCTGAATGAGCGATATTGGCGTGGTTGTTGCCACGTACCCCAGCGGGAACTCTGTTGATGTCCTCATGGACGATGGAAGCCGCCTGTCGAACGTGCAGGTGATGGTTGATTCCGCCAGCTCCAACTCGGGGACCATGGACCTGCCGCACGTGGCTGGTGCCGGCGACAACAGCCGCTGGGACTTCACCAAGGATCGCACAAGGTCTGTCCGTGCCGTCGTTGACCGCATCCGCGGCGTGCCTGTGGTGTCTGGTTTCGTGTTTCCACAGGTCTGCCAGATGACGTTTGATGAGCCGAACCGTCGGATCATGCGTCATCCTTCTGACGTCTACACGTCGATTGACGATGCCGGGAACATGGAGATTGCCCACCCTGGTGGGGCTTACATCCGGATTGGCACTGACCCGGATCACGAGGACCTGACCGGAAAGGACTTCGACAAGAAGTGGGCCATTGTCCGCAACACCGACAAGCAGGCATACATCCGGGTGTGTATCCCGGGCAAGATGACACTGACGATCGCGCCATCCGGTGTGGTTACGCTTGATGCGGATGGCGCAACCACCGTCAAGGCGCCGAGCGTGACGCTGGACACGCCAGAGACCAACTGCACGGGGGTTCTGAACGTGGCGGGCCTCATCACGGGATCCGGCGGCATTGCCGTCAGCGGTGGCACTGGTGCTGCGGCGACGATCACCGGCAATGTGGCCATCACCGGCGGCGACGTCACAGCCGACGGCATTGGCCTGAAGCCGCACCACCACCAAGAGCACGACGGGCCGAGTACTGGGGCCGCTCTGGCTTAGTGTCGTGACTGCATCATGGTGGCATGAATGTACGCCCACCTCAGTCGCAGAAGGCGGATGCGCGCCCCATTGCGTTCGTGCTGGACGATCAGACGAATCGGGCCGCACCACGCATCAGCGTGGACCTGACAATCAGGCCCGAGGATCTGACGCGGGTGGACAATTCACGCCTGGCCACGCAGCAGACGCTGGGCGGCGCCTGGGTCGACAACTTTGGCGCAGGCATTCCAACGATCAACATCAGCGGCCACACCGGTTGGCGCCGCAGGTTTGGTGTCGATGATGAGCGTGACGGACAGGATCGGTTCAAGCGCCTGTTTGAGAACGTGTTCACCAAGTGGCACAAGCTGCGCAATGACGCCATGAAGGCTGGCGACAACCCCGACAAGGTGCGTCTGGTCTTTGCTGATGCGCTGGACCAGTTCGCCGTGGTGGTGGCGCCGGTGTCATTCACCCTCAAGCGGTCAAAGTCTCGCCCTCTGCTGTGCCAGTACCAGATCGCAATGACCGTGGTGAGCCAGGACATTGACGAGCTGTCGTACCTCCGTTTCGGTGGCACTGGCATCCTTGACCCGCAGGGTATGGAGGCCCTGGGTCTGGACAGCCTGACGGCCTCTGTTGATCGCCTGACTAGCTACCTCAAGGACATCCAGAACTTCGTGGATCGCACGCTGGTGGCGCCGGTTCGCGACTTCCTGATCAAGACGATCAAGCTCTACCAGAGCGTGCGCACGGCCATCAGGACCGGGGATGAAATTGTCGGCTCACTGATCGCTGTCGCTCGCATGACGGCTCAGGCTGGCATGAACATCTTCCGAACGATCGGTGCAGTCACAAGCTTGCCTGGTCAGATCAAGTCCAGGCTGATGAACTTGGCCAGTGAGTACAGCAACGTGTTTTGCGTGCTCAAGAATGCCGTCCAGCAGCAGAAGTACCTGCCGGACTACAACCCTCTGTTCGGCTCCTCGAATTGCTCGTCCACCAGTGGAGGGCGCCCGCTGAGCCCTTTGTCTGGCGTGAATCCGTTCTACCTCTACACGCCATCCAATCGCAGCTTGCCGGTGACGGTTACCTCGTCCGGCCAAGCTGGCTTGATGTCCATGGCGACGACTGACGTCGTACTGGCGCCGATGTCCATGAGCGCGCTGTCTGGCAGCCTGTCGCAAATCTCTGGTGGGTTGTTTGTGTCATGACGACGTATCAGCGCCCACTTTACGGCTATCGGTTCGTTGAGATCCGGCACGGCGACACGCTGCAGGCCATCGCCGCGCGAGAGCTTGGCGACGCATCTCGATGGGCTGACCTGATCGTCTACAACGAGTTGCGGCCACCGTTCATCACGGACGATCCGCTGGCCGCTGGCGATGGCGTGCTGCTATCCGGCGCTCTGATCCGCCTTCCGGCTCCAGCGCCAACGGCCACATCGGTCACGGACGCCGACCAGGTGTTTGGCGTCGACATCCTTTTGGATCGAGGCCAGATCGTGATGCAAGACGGCGACTTCAGCCTGGCATCTGGTCGCGTGAACCTGCATCAGGCGCTCAAGCACCGCATCGACACCGACCGCGGCGAGCTGCTGTTTCATCAGGAGTACGGCTCTCTGGTGAGGTCGCTGATCGGGTCCGTCAATGGGCCGACTGCCGCACTCCTGGCGAGCGAGTACGCCAAGTCGGCCGTCCTGTCCGATGACCGGATTCAGCAGGTCACACAGTCAACCGCTGAGGTCATCGGCGACAAAATCAACGTCAGCGTCGAAGCCGAGCCCATCATTGGCAAGGTGATCGATCTGGATGTGACGACATAAGGACCAGACGTGGCTTTTCAAATTAAGGACTTCGCTTCGATCACGGCCAGCTGCATCAACTGGTGCAAAGCCGTGACCAGCAAAGTGACCGACTTCTCCGTCGGGTCTGTGGCCCGCACGATGATCGAGGCGCCGGCCATTGAGATCGACGAGGCCTATCAGAAATTTCTCATCGGCATCAAGGAGGCCATCCCGGTCTCGGTGTTCACCACCTTCGGCTTCACGAAGATCGCGGCCGAGGCCGCATCCGGGGTTGTAAGGTTTTCGACCGGTGGCGCCCTGGCGACCGTGGCCATCGTGGTTCCGATTGGAACGGTTGTGAGGGTGCCTGGCAGCTCCAAGACCTACGCCACACTTGTGGCTGGCACCATTCTGGTGGGCCAATCCTACGTGGACATTCTGGTGGCGGCGCAGGCGGCCGGAATTGCGGGCAACACCGGCGACGACACCATCACTGAGCTTGGCACCAATGTGGCGGGCATCACTGTGGTGACAAACCCGGCGCCGTTCATCAATGGTCGAGACGAAGAGACCGAGGACGAGCGAAAGAGCCGATTCCAAGGCTACATCTCCACGCTTTCGCGGGGCACCAAGGCTGCAGTCGAGTACGGCGCGCGCCAGGCCAAGCTCACTGACGCCAATGGCCTGATCACAGAGTACGTGGCTCACGCTGTGGTGGTTGAGCCGTGGCTGGATGATCCTGGTGAGCCGATCTCACTGATCCAGGTGTTCATTCACAACGGCGCCAGCGCCACTTCAGTCAGCCTTGTCAATGAGGCTCAGAACGTCATCGACGGCTACTACACCGGTGCAGGCGTGGCCGTGCCCGGATGGAAGGCGGCCGGCGTTCCGGCTGTGGTGTCTGCTGCGTCCGACAAGTCGGTGAACGTGACTGGCAACCTCACCGCTGCGCCAGGTTACGTCGAGGCCGACCTGATCGCTGCAGCCACAGATGCCGTTAAGACCTACATCCAGGGCCTCAACGTGGGCGCCTCCGTGATCCTGTCTGAACTGATCGCCATCATCAAGCGTGACGTCGCCGGGGTCTACAACATCACTCTGTCTGCTCCGACTGCCGACGTGACGTGCACGATCTCGGAGAAGGCCATTCCTGGGACGGTGACCATCTCGTGAAGCTGACGCAAAAGCTCATCGGCTACCTGAACCGGGTCTTTGACAAAGGGCCCGGCGAAGTGCTGGCGCTGCGTCTTCGGTACGACGGCTCCGCCATGACGTGGCGCGTGGCCGATGGCATGCTGACGACGACGGTCGTAGGCGGTACCGGTGTTGCACTCTCCGTCAACCTGGCGAGCTACACGGTGGCAGAGTTGGGCGTTTTCCTGGCAGCCCAGCCAGGGTACTCGGTGCCATATCAGGATCTGTCGACCTTCACCGGACGTTCTGCCCTGGTCCTCCTTGATGGATCTGGTGATCAGGACAAATCCAACGGCGACCACCTGATTGGCTTCACGTCGGTGCTGTGGGCCTACATGGACTCCATTGCCAGCGAGTTGACTTTGCTGCGCGCATCCATCGCTGAGGCCATTCAGCAAATGTCTGCCAGCACGGCATCAGACGAGTGGGTCGATGAGCACGGGACCTTCTACAAGGTGACGCGCAATCTGAACGAGGTCGACAGCGTCTATGCTGCTCGCATCGTGGCTGAGGTCATCAAGGCTCGCGGAAACAATGTCGCCATCGCTGAGGCCATCAAGACGGCGGTCCTGGCCGACAGCGCCAGAGTGGTCGACTACGACACGATCACCACGGCCACTGACACAACAGAGAGCTACGGGCTGTTTGACGTGACGGTAGAGTCGTCAGTGGACGTGCCAATGGCGGCCAACGAGGACGCCCTGGTGCGCCAGATCATCGAGGCCATGAGAGACGCCGGGACTTTTCTGCGAACACTGAAGTACATCCGCAAGATGAGGCTGAACACGTACATGGGCGCCTACACCAAGTCTGGGCACGATGTGCTGGTGACGTATCTGCCTGGCGCCGTGGTTATCAATGAATATGCAATCAGCATCTGAAAGTTGACATGGAACTGAAGAACTTTTTCGCACAAGACCTACAGGGCAACGTCATTGTCAGCCCAATGGTGTACCTGTACCAACCAGGCACCACAACGCTGGTCGCCGGTATTCAGGACTCCAACGGCAGCCCGCTGGCGAACCCGTTCACCGGCAGTGCAGGCGGGCAATTGCAACTGGCGGCACCTGACGGCGACTATGACCTGCGCGTCACCGGCTCAGGCCGGGACTTCACGATGCGGGTGCGGTTCATCGACAGCACCACGAACAGCGTGGACATCCTGCGTGACGACCTTGCTGCAACTGGCGGCTCTGCGCTGGTTGGGTTTCAGCAGTCTGGGTCCGGTGCGGTTGCACGGACTGCGCAATCAAAGATGCGCGATGTGGTGAGCGTCAAGGACTTTGGGGCCGTGGGTGATGGGGTGGCGGA